AATGAAGATGAAGCAATAAAGTTTCAGGACTATTTAGAGAAGAAATATATTTGGAAAACATTACAGGCGTAATATGGCAAATGACATTATGATTGACATTGAGAGTTTAGATACAACACCTAACTGTGTTATACTAACCATCGGTGCAGTACGATTCGATCCTAAAGGACAGGGTGTAGTTGAACGATTAGAACTACGACCTACAGTGGAAGATCAAACAGAAATTTACGGGAGAAGTATAAATGAGGATACATTGCGATGGTGGAGTGAACAGAGCCCTGAAGCACTTGAAGAAGCTATGGGAGACGGGGGACGTGTGCCATTTACAGAGTGCATGGAGACCCTTTATAAGTTTTGTTGGAACCGTCGTGCTGTGTGGAGTAACGGTGCTTCCTTCGATTGTGTCGTTATGGAGTCTGCTTGGCGGCAAGTAAGTGATAAGCCTAATCCTATTCCCTGGCCTTTCTGGACAATTAGAGATACAAGAACATTGTATGAAATTGCTGGTGTAAGTCTTAAAGATGGTGGGCATTCAACAAGTCATAAAGCAGTAGAAGATGCCGAAAGACAAGCTATTGTTGTACAAAAAGCGTATACTAAATTAATTAAAGCAGAACTAGTAGCACCCCCAAGATGAGAATAGATTCAGATATTGATATTGACTTTGGTGACAGAGATAAGTTATTACAACTTATCAAACATACACCGGCGGCAATGCGTAATGCTAATCCTATGCGTAAACATGCTACTGGTGTATATGTCACTGATATTCCCTATGATCCTGTCAATGATATGGCAGCGATTGATTATGTACTAGCAGAAAAGCGTGGGTATTTTAAACTAGACTTATTGAATGTTCATGTTTATAGTCAAGTACGTGATGAAAAACATTTAGTTGAATTGATGGCAGAACCCGATTGGGCTAAGTTAAATGACAGAGAATTTGTTGAGAAACTAATTCATCTAGGAAATCACTATCAATCTATTAAAAAGATGCCTGAACCTATTAATAGTATTCCTAGGTTAGCAATGTTCTTGGCATTGATTCGCCCAGCTAAAAGACATTTGATTGGAAAGAGTTGGAAAGAAGTCAGTATGACTATATGGGATAAGGGTGCTGATGGATACGCATTTAAAAAAAGTCACAGTCTATCTTATGCACAATTAGTAGTTGTACACATGAATCTTATTACACAATCCGTTTCACAAGGGTAATACTACGGCGTTTACTTCTACGTTTATTGAGTTCGCTGATGCTACAAGTTGGTCCGTGAATTATAGTAAGACTTTTGTTATTGAAGGTTCGTAGATAGGGTCTGAAGATTGACCATTCTTGTTTGAGAAATAGATTGATGGGGACTAATCTATTACTTTCCCACCACCAAATATCGCCTAATTCTAAGAATTTTTCCTTAGCGATATTATCAATAATAGCACCATAATCATATATAGTGGTGACAATATCATCCCTATTTTGTACTATTCCAACGTAATCTTGGTTGGCGTATGAACATATGGTTATGAACGGGTGATTTGCAGTTAATTTGTTGAAAAATTCGTTTTGAATCATTATTATAATTATTGACCGAAATATTTATCATAGGAATGCCTGGCAATATATTTTGATAAATATCTTTATGTACTCAACTCAAGTTTTCGTCTATACACAAAGACAAATCGTTATACTTTTATCAGGACTTTCCCCAAGGAGCTATATGCCTCAGTATGCCAAACCTCTAACTCTTAATAAGGGTGTAGACAACCAGATTCAGTTTCAGTTCCTAAATCAGGAACAAAAACCCGTAGATATTACAGGAAAATCAATAACCTGCAGGATCATTAACTATGAAGGTAACGTGGTCCTACTACAAAAAGCATTAACACTACAATTACCCGCAACCGGTATTGCCGCATTGTTTTTAAACCCAGCAGACCTAGCAGGTATTGACGCACAAAAATGTTATTACTCATTAGAGATTCCTGTAGGAGAGTTTGATTATCCTGTATTTGTTGATAGCAATGCAGGTGCCCGCGGTGATATGAATATTGTTAATAGTATATTGCCTAGCTTTATTCCTTCAATGCCAGTTAGTATTCCTACCGGGCAAGTCTTCCCAAATACTAATCCTGAGGGTAATAGTGATAGCGACCTAACATATTATACTAGTGTTATTAATACAAATGATAGTCCTATACTAACATTACAAGCACAATATGTTGATTATTACGGTAACATTGCTGTTGAAGGTTCTACAAATGTAGACAGCGATTGGTATCCTATATTGACCGATACTTATACTGCTGAGACCGATACAAAAGGTTATGTGGTTCAAGGCTATCATCCATATATCAGAATGCAGTTTGAAAGCAATAACGGGGCAGTAACCAATATATTGTCAAGGTAATCAACCTAAACTGTTGTTTGTCTGTGACAGATATGTTATACTACGTAGATGTTTGATATACTGTCAGTAATTCCCGGCAAGAAAAAAATAACACAAGGTGGATGGCATAGCTTTAATGCTATATGCTGTCACCATCGTGGGCACAAAGCCGATACTAGAGGTAGAGGTGGTGTTAAGAAAGACGGGGAAAATTGGTCATACGCCTGTTTCAATTGTGGGTTTAAGTGTGGTTTCACATTAGGTAAACAGATTAGTGATATTACTAAAAGTTTATTAAAGTGGTGTGGCATAGATGATATTCAAATTCAACGATGGAGTTTAGAAAGTCTGCAATATAGGGATCTGTTAGATTTTGCTCATCTTAAAAAACAAAAAACAAAAATAAAATTCGAAGAACATAAACTTCCTGAAGCTGAGATATTAGATGTAAATAATCCTTTACACAAAGTATACGCTGATTACTTGTCTGCGAGGTCGATAAATTATAATGACTACCCGTTCTTAGTAACACCTAATGACACTGGCAGACAGTCAAATAGAATTATCATCCCCTATACTTACAAAAATAAAATTGTAGGTCATACAAGTAGATTCTTAGATAATAAAATCCCTAAGTATATCAACGAGCAACAACCTGGCTATGTATTTGGTTATGACTTTCAGAAACCCAATTGGGAAGTATGTTTGTTAGTTGAAGGTATTTTTGATGCATTAAGTTTAAATGCTTGTGCGTTAACACACAATACAATCAATGATGACCAAGTACATTTACTAGCACAATTAAATAAACGAATCATTTTTATTCCCGATAGAGATGAGACTGGTTTAGAAACATGTGATAGAGCATTAGAGTTAGGTTATAGTGTTAGCATTCCTAATTGGGAAGACGATGTTAAAGATGTGAATGACGCGGTAGTTAAGTATGGTAAGCTCCCTACATTGCTCAGTATATTGAGTAGTGCAACGGCAAGCAAAATCAAAATAGAACTACAAAGGAAGAAAATTGAAAAAAAATTACGAAAATAAAAAAGATTACGGTATTGAAGTGCAGAAGATATTTTTGCGTATAATGATTACTGAGGCAGAACTTTATACCAGAGTTATGAACATATTGAATAGCGAAAATTTCGATAGGTCATTGCGTCCAGTGGCAAACTTATATAAAGAGCACTCAACAAAATATAGCATTTTACCTGATCCTTCACAAATTAAAGCTATTACAGGACAAGACATTGATATCATCCCTAACTTCAGTCCTAATCAATTTGATTGGTTTTTAGATGAGTTTGAAGCATTTACTAAAAGACAAGAACTAGAACGAGCAATTCTTAAAGCGGCAGATTTATTAGAGAAGGGTGACTTTGATCCAGTTGAGAAACTAATCAAAGACGCAGTACAAATCAGCTTACAAAAAGACATGGGTACAGATTATTTTTATGATCCGGCAGCACGTATCAACAAATACTTTAACAGTGGTGGTCAAGTTAGCACAGGCTGGCCACAGATGGATCGTATCTTATATGGTGGATTTAGTCGAGGTGAATTGAATATTTTTGCAGGCGGCTCGGGCTCAGGTAAATCACTTGTTATGATGAACATTGCTTTGAACTGGCTACAGCAGGGAATGAGTGGTGTCTATATCACATTAGAATTGAGTGAAGAATTAACAAGTTTGCGTACAGATGCGATGTTAACCATGATGGGAACGAAAGCGATTCGTAAAGATATTGATACAACTAGTCTTAAAGTTAAGATGGTTGGTAAGAAGTCTGGACAATATCGTGTTAAAGCATTGCCCGCACAGAGTAATGTAAATGACATTCGTGCTTATTTAAAAGAGGTACAGATTCAAACAGGTATTAAAGTTGATTTTGTGATGGTTGATTACTTAGACTTGGTTATGCCTGTCTCTGTTAAAGTTAATCCTAACGACCAGTTCATTAAAGACAAGTATGTTGCTGAAGAATTGCGTAATCTTGCAAAAGAGATGGGGATACTAATGGTGACTGCATCACAGTTAAATCGTAGTGCGGTTGATGAAATTGAATTTGACCATAGTCACATTGCAGGTGGTATCAGTAAAATTAACACAGCAGATAACGTGTTTGGTATCTTTACAAGTCGCAGTATGCGTGAGCGTGGGAAATATCAAATTCAATGTATGAAGTCACGTAGTTCAACAGGTGTAGGACAGAAGATTGATTTGGATTACGACATTGAGACAATGCGTATCAGTGATAGCGATCCGGACAATGAGAACAGTTACACTCCTAAGCCCAGTGCTAATGACATTATGAGTAGTTTAAAGCCGCAATCTGTATTATTATCGTCGGAACCTATCATAGACCAAGCTACAGGGGAGATTTTAGAGCCTGAAAACAAGCGTATTGTAGCTGATGTGCAGGGGTCTAGGCTCAAGTCAATGTTAAAGGGTTTAAAGAAATAAAACCTAAAAGTAGATAAATACTATTAGGAAACTAATATGCAAAAACAAACTCGCAGCCTCTTAGAGGAATTAGAAGCTATTGGTAATAATAGGGACACGACCCACATTATTGAGAGTCGTGGACATAACATTATTACAAGTGCTATTAATCTAATAGAGATGATTAATCGTAATTATAGCCCGGAGCATGCCGCTATTTTAGAGCGTAAACTGTTGGGGGCTATAAAGAGTAAGGATCAAGCAAAGTTTTCCAAATCATTAAGGAAAAATCGTGAAGCTGAATGAATTTAAAAAACCCAAACTAAATGAATTAGACTTAAGTTCATTTATAGGCGACTATGGATCTGCTGGACTCAGAACAGGTCTAGGCTCACTTATGGGTAAGAATGTATTAAGTACGCAAGACCAAATGGTTAAAGACCAGTTTGTTAAGAATTTTACAAGTCGTGCATTTAGTGGATTACAAAGTGGTATTAGTAGTGGTTTGGTTGATCCTACAGCCTCTGGTATGACAACATCGGGTGCAAATATTGGTACTAAGTTTGGAAATAATCCAGTAACTAATCCAGTAACTCCGCCAGTAACTAATCCAGTAACTCCGCCAGTAACTAATCCAGTAACTCCGCCAGTAACTAATCCAGTAACTCCGCCAGTAACAACACCAAACACCTCTACTCCTGCACCGTCTACAGATGACACAGGCGCAAATGCTTTTGGTCAGATGGCTAATCAGTTAGCAACTACTAAAAAATCTCCGGAGCAAATCAGACAAGAAAAACAAGCTGCCGCTGCCGGTGTAGCACAAGACCAAATGTCTCAAAATGGTCAATTCAGTAAATTACCTACAGACCAATTTAACAAAACTGCTACTAATACAAGACAACAAAAACAGAATGTTGCAACACAAAATGCTCAAGATCAAATGTCTCCGATGAGCAAATTACCTACAGACCAATTTAACAAAACTGCTACTAATACGAGACAAAAACAACAAAGTGTTGCAACACAAAATGCTCAAGATCAAATGTCTCCGATGAGCAAATTACCTACAGACCAATTTAACAAAAGTGCGGCTAATGTAAGACAGAAAAAACAAGCAGATGCTATGAAACCTGTCACAAAATCTAATAACAATAAAGTTAATTTTCCTAAAAAGAAAAAAACAAATCCCGGATCCCAAGCATTTGGACAGATGGCTCAAAACTTAGGTGATAAACAATCTAATTTTTCAGAAGGAACACAGTTTGATAAACTAAACTATTTGTTTGAAAATATATTAAACGAAATTTCATTGGGAAAAGCACTATCACCAACCGGACAAGTAGTTGGTCAAGCTAATCAACAACAAAGCAAACAATCTATTAGTCAATATATCACTAATTTCTTTAAACAGTTTATGAAGGGTGTTAGTATTAGCGACCCAGCAGTTATGACCAGATTAGCATCATTGGCTAAAGAATTAGAACAAACTTATAATAAAGATAAAGGTAAATCAGTATTACCTAAACTAGCTGAATTAGGTTGGTCTGTACAACATGCTCAAGCTGAAGAACAACCAAAAAATACTTCACCTAATAATACAACACCACCTAATAATACAACACCACCTAATAATACAACACCACCTAATAATACAACTACACCTAGCAACCCTCCTCCTCCACCTAATAATACAACCAATAATGCATCAGGTCAAAAAACTAAAACATCGTATCAACAGATTCAGGGTATATTAAAAGATTTGATTCCTGCATTAAAAAATTTGACTCCTAAAAATAAACAAAAAATATTAGCAAGTTTACAAAAAGAATTAGCAAACAATTCTGACCTGTCTGTTGGTGGTAATAAATTAGATCCAAACAATCCTGACGATGCTAAAATGATAGACATGTTAAAAAAACAAGGTAAGCTATAAATGAATCTATCTGAATCATTAGCACTACTTAGAAATAAAGTAGATAATATTACCAATGTTATAACTGAAGATAAAGGTCATTTAGATCATCCTGAGGATTTAGTATTCTTAAGTGGTATCAATGGTGCCAATCGTGCCATGCAATCAATAGCTGATACTGTATCCAATCCACAAAAAGTAACAATTAAGTGGGATGGATATCCTGCATTGATATTTGGTCGTAATACTAATGGTAAGTTCAGCATATTAGACAAACATATGTTCAATAAAAAAGATGGTAGTGGTCGTCAAGTATTCAGTCCAGAACAGTTTGCTCAATATGACATGGCACGTGGTGTAAATCGTTCAGACTTGCATCAATTAATTGCACAAATTTGGCCCGGGCTGTCAAAAGCTGATAGAAGTAAAGGCTATTATTGGGGCGATTTATTGTTCAGTAAACCATTAGTAGAACAGAACGGGCTATACACATTCAAAGCAAACCCTAAAGGTATTACATATACAGTAGATGCAAACAGTGATTTAGGTAAATTCTTAGATGGCAAAACTGCAGGTATTGTAGTCCATGGGTATATCCCAGCGGCTGCATTAACAACCGATCAATCAACACCATTAGATGGAACTATCGGTAATCTTCAGAACAATAGTGATGTAGCTATATTGCCCGCTAAAATGCCAATCACACCCAACTTGAAGTTAAATTCAGCGTTGTTTAAAAAAGCACAATCAGAGATAGCAAAATATGGTCAAGCTGTAGAACAACTGATGACTACTGCACCCCAAGCCAGAAATTCATTTAATCAGTTATTCACTACATATATTAATAAGCGTATTGTAGCAGGTGATTTAAATGATTTGTATGCAGGTTTTATTGAGTATGTTGATTCTAGGCCAATGACTGATAAGATGCGTGAAAAGATTAATCAGCATTTAGAAGCGAACAAAGCCGGAGTAGTAGGTGCATTTACTATATGGGTTGCTATCTATAATCTCAAAATGAATGTCGTAGAACAATTAAATAAAGCCGCAAAAACAGCTCCTGTAAAAGGTTATTTAGATGACGGTACTCAAACTCAAGAGGGTTTTGTAAGTCACGGGCTTAAATTTGTAGATAGAATGGGCTTTAGTCGTCAAAATCTTGCTGGAAGATAAGCCCAAAACCGACTTTTTTTATTGCCAGGCATAAATAAGTGTATGAATCTATATGATTCAAAACTTTTA